ATTTGCACATTCGTCAAAAACTTTTTTAGATTGACGATATACGGGAGATACCCAAGCAATTTTTATTTTACGCTCGTTTAATGCCCAATATAACATTTGATTCATTGCCAATAAAGTTTTTCCAAACTGCCTACCAATATTGATTACATAATATTTATGTTCAGTATTGTTTATGCAATTATGAATTAACTTCTGATTCGGGTGTGGTGTGTATAGGACTGCTTGTGCCAAAGTCTGCTCGGAATTTCATATTACCTTTTACTTCAATTATATTCTGCTCAATGTAACCTCGTTTCTTTCCTCTGCATTTAAGAAAAAAAATTGTTGACAAAGGATTACCTCTACCTATTTGTTCGTGTAATTTTGTTTCTCCAAAATCAAGTGCTACATTATCAATATCTTTTACAAGTTTTCTATATTCTTTATCTTGTTTTAACCATTCATAATGAGTTGACCTATCTATTCCTACTTTTTTACAAGCAGAAGTTACTATTCCTAATGATTTTTCCAATGCTACAAGCATTGCTCTTTTAAGTGTTGGATTTTGTTGGTTCATACTTTATATTTTTATATTAACTTTTCGGAGTCCAACTATTACTCCATTCAGTGTCAGTAATTATTGAATTTTTATGAATACCCATTCTGTTAGCCAATCTTATTACTTCTTCTTTTTCCATTCCAAATTCTTTCATAATTTGATTTATAGATTTTTTGTTATCTATTTCGTGCTTAACAATATCTCCCATTTTTAATACTGCGTGAGTTCCTTTTGCTCTATTCATTCTTACTGTTGTAGCAATCGGATTTATTGGATTAAGTACTATACAAGGAATTTTTCCTTGAAACAATTTAATAAAATCTTGTGTACCACTTAAAGTATATCTATGAAATCCATCTATAATAGTATACTTATCAAAATTTTTATTATCAGTTAATCCATCTATGTTTATTGTTTTATCAAACACAATGATAGGAAATAACCAACCATCTGATAGAATACTTTGTTTAAGCAAATCCATTTCGGGCGGTGCTACCATATTGGGATTATACAAATTTGGCGACAAGTCATTTCTGTCAAGCCATACTACATTGTCAATAGGTTGTTTCATTTTTATATTTATTAAGTCTAATTAAAAATTGTTTAAAAAAGCATTCCATTTGGTTCATATTAAAAATAAATTTTTGTATTCTATCGTCAAGTATAACTGTAATCATTGCATAATTTACATATATGTTATCTTCCTCTAATGCTTTGCAGTATGCTGATATTTGCAGAGGGTAATCATTAAGCCATTTTCTTTGTTTTTCTTTTGTTGAACCTTTGAAATCATTTAAAATTAAAATATTATTTTTAATAAAAATACAATCATATCTACCTTTGTATTTATAAATATCACTTTTTACATTTTGTTCTAATGAATGCAGTTCGTACTCTTGCAGATGGTTTGCTAATTGTTTATGTGGAATTTCTTTTTTATTATAAAAATCTTGAACATATTTGTCATACTTAATCCCTCTTTCTATTGCATCTTCTTTAATTTTTTCTGCTACTTCTAATCCAACCCTTAATCTCCACCTTTCAAGTGCATCTTGACTTTCTTTGGATTGAGTTGATGAAAGTATTTTTGTAATTGATGGATAATTATTTTTTAAATTATTTTCCATTCTTTTTTTTATCAAAGTATTCTTTAATATAATTTTGATTGCCATATCTTAATACTGCCTCATCTCTTGTTATACCGGCTTTATTTTGAATTTTTGCTCTTATTGTTGTAACTCCTTGTCTACCTTTGAAATCTCCCTTAATAGCAATCTTACACAACCAACTATATGAAATACCAGTTAACATATTTGGAATTTCATTTTCAAGTTTATCTTTTGCGCATCTATTATGTTGCCTAATATATGAGTTTATATTTGTAGATACTGTTTGTTTTTCCTTGCCAGAATAAGTATCTAAAATATATTGTAAATATTCTTTCCAAGTTACATTGTCTGGCTTACTTATTGTTTTACAACCATAAATTTCAGTATTTGCATATCTCCAAGCAGTTGCAACCCCACTAACTCTATTTATCATTTTGTGCCACATCTCGGGGAAACATTCTGAAAATATCCATAATCCTCTTAACGGCTCTTCACCAAAAGGAGGACATACTCTTTGAGTAAGAAATTTATTGTATAATTTTGTTTTATTATAAATGTCATAAGTTTTATTATAATCTATTCCCCAATCATTTACTAATTTCCATACATCTTGACTGCTCCAATCATAAATTGGATGTGCTTTATTATAATGATTTATTCTTGTAATATAATTATCATTTACTTTTGTAGAAATCATCATTAATCTTCTTAAAGATTCTTGCGTTCTAACTCCAGTAAAGTCTATTGTTTGTCCATTACATTTCTCTACTCTTTTTTCAGCAAAGTCTACCAATGTCATTCCTTTAATAAATTCGGGATGAAATGTTATAGCACCTTCTGGTAATTCTCTAACCCAAATATCTTTTTTTTCCTTTTCCCAAGTATACCAAAATGGCTCTTCATTAGAACAAGCATTACGATGTTGAAACTCCAAACACCACCAATTTAATTTTACTTTTGGATTTTGTCTTACTCTTTCAATATATTCAATAGTTGTTGGATGAATTGCCTCCTCGTCATAAAAATTTAATACAAGTGGTAATCTATTCATCTCTTCAGCAACTTTTAATGTTAAATTTAATACAGCGGTACTATCTTTGCCACCAGAAAAAGATACTTCTACATTATCAAAATTGTTATAGCAATATCTAATTCTATTTAATGACTCTTCTAATACATTAGTTTTATTATATGTTTTTTTTCTAATTGTTGCCATATTATTTAGTCATTATATTTTTTAATTTATTTGCTGAAACTCCTCCAACAATTGTGCGATTTATCATAGGATGAAATTCATCTTCTGCTCCAAAATCACTATCGGGATGAAATGCTATAACATTCATTACAGTATCAAATGTTTTAAAAGCGTGTTGTCCATTTGGATAACTATTCCCATCTAATCCAATTGAAAATGTTTTTCCATCCCATTCTTTAATTACAAATATCATTCCCGTTTCTAATGGTAAATTTCCAAATGGAGTTATACATTCTCCTCTGCCAGATGCAACAATTCCTATTCTATGACTTGGATGAGTATGTTGAGTTTGGTCTATGCTATCTGGAAAATGTAAATGATTTAAACAAGGGTCACCCTTTTTTACTGGAGATATAAGTAAACTATCTGTGCATCCATCAATGTATTTTAATCTTCCCTTCTCTTCTATTGCACCACCAAAAATTCTATATGCAGTATAATTATTATTTTTATAATTTCCTTTTTCATTTTGAACTTCTATAATAATAACTTTTCCACTTGCCCATAATTCTGGTTTAATTTTTCCGTGAAAACTAAAAAACATACCATTTGATAATGTAACATTATATCCTTTGCTATCTGGAAATACAAAGATACCACCATAAACATACCCAAAATAACTTTTGTTATTTTCAAATACACATCCTAATCCATTTATTAAATTATAATACTTAATAGGATATTCTTTATGGTTTTCATCATTAAAAATAATTCCATAATTATCATTTCCAAATTGAATAAATGCTTCATTTTCTTTTCTCATTTTTTTTATTTATTATATGTTCTAACTAATTCCATAATAGCATCTTCTACCTTTTCAAATAAAAAGTTTTTCTTAATATTATTTAATGTATCTTGTAATAATATTTTATTTTCGTGTAACATTACTAATTGGAATAATGAATAATCGTCATCAGTAATTTTATTATTTGTTTCAGATGTTGTTTCATTTTCACTATTTTCTATATTTAATGTATCTAAATCAACACTCCAAGCATCTACTCCCCATTCTAATAATAAATCACTATCCCATTCATTAGCAATTATATCCCAATCAAATTGTCCTCCGCTTACATTGTCTTTAATTAAAAATTCTTTTTGTTGTTCTTCTGTAAGATTGTCCGCAACAATTATAGGTGCTTCGGTCATTCCCGCTTCAAGACACGCTTTTAAACGCATATTTCCTCCAAGCACCATCATATCTTTATTGACTACGATAGGTCTGATGTCAAGCATCTGTGGAAAATCTTTAATGCTTTTAACAAGCATAAAAAATTTATCGTCTTTAATAATGCGTGGATTATTTGGATTACTTTTAATTTTGGATAATTTTACTTTTTCTATTTTCATTTTATTTGGTTTTAGTTATCTGCCTTGTTTGTTATATGATTTTGTTTTTCTACAATGTTTATTTTTAGATTTTTTTGCTCTTCCTTTTTTACGTAAGCCAAAAGTTTTTTTTGATGTTGTTGCGTTAACTATTTTTGCCATCTGTTAAATATAAAGTTCCATAATGATTGTCGTGGGTAAATTATTTTTGTTTTTAATTCTTTTATGTTTTTATCTGAAAGTATTATAATATGAAAATCGTTTCCTAATTTTTTAATTAGTTTTGCCTTAATGATAATTGCTTTCGACACATCGAAGTTTCCAGTAACTTCATATATCGGTTTTGCTTTCATTTTTTATCTATCTCTTTTAATTTATTTGTCGCCCAACTAATTCCCGATTCTCCCCCCCAAGCATCCCACATTAAACCACCGCACCCTTCTGAATACGGGACATCTTTATTTTGCTGATGTCTTCTAAATGAAGACATTCGTGCTATTGTTTCTCTGCTAATTGGTTCACGATTTGCTAATTGATTTGCTCTTGCTTTCCCAACTGGTCCTCCGCAACTTCCCCATCCGTGTTTGTCAGCCCATTCCAATGCTCTCTTCGCATTATTACTTGCTCCTTTTGGATAATCAGTATATGATTCTGCAAAATCTTCTGCGTTCATTTCTTTTCTTTTCCAATAGTAATGACACATAGCACTCCTTTCGGTTTGGCTTGGATATTTACTATTCATTTCTGAATCTGAATTACAACGAGCCATATAATTTTCGTGTGATTCGTTTGGATTTACTTTTGGCATCAGTTTGTATTTGTTTCGTTAAATAATTTTATCTCATACTCTTCAATCATATTTGCAAACCTTCTGTAATCCTCTACCATACAAGCAGTACAACCACTTATTAAATGTTCTCCCGTATGAATTATATTTACTGTATTCATTGACCACCACGCTTCCGATTTAGAAGTACTGCCTCCATTAGCAACGTGCTTTATTGTTGACTTAAATGCTTCTAAAATAAAATAATCGTCTTTAGTAAGTTGCATTAATTAATAATCTTATTTATAAATTTTGTTATTACCATACTTACACAAGCAAAAGCAAATGAATTTAAAATTGAAATGTCTGCAAAAAATGGACAATAAATGATACAAGTCCAAAAAGAAAGACAAATTGAACAATCAAATGGTTTCAATCTTCTTGTATAAAGAGTCCCAAACTCTGAATTGTTTTGATACTGACCATTGACATATAAACCTTTACGATACCAAATTCCTTTTTTCATTAGGAAAGTTTTAACAACATTCATTATACCACTCAAATCTGCAAACACAATAGCAAAGCAAGACGAACTAATTAAAATAATTAAAATTTCTATCATTTTGTTTTGTGTATATCGTAAAATGCTTGAATATCTTTTGTTCTATCTGTTGTATCACTCTTACATCGGTAATGATAAATGTTTGGCAATCCGTTTGAATGGTCAGCAAAATAATAATCAAACCGCTTCGCTCCTTTTGTAATTTCTATTCCGTTTTTTGTAGCATAAGTTCCCATCAAACAATCTTCTGAATCAGTAGGATGAGAATCAAATTGGTCTTTGAAAATCTTTGCCACATCTCTACTTATCAATACACCGCAACCAGAGGCAAATCCACCGCCATCAATCCCGCAATAACATTTTTCTGTTAGCATTGTATTTGCAAAGTTAAAAAGTTTTTGTTTATCTACATACGAGGAAGTATTTGTGCGGAAAATAAAATCCCAATCCTTATTCCAAATATAATCCAACGCAAGTTTATATCTCCAATGCATCATATTGTAATTCTCAGAGCAAGGAACAAATATTTTTTTATGTTTTGAAACTGATTTTTCTTTAAATGGACTTACAATTGTTTGTACTACCAATTCCGTTTCCTCTTCGTGCTTATCATTCCCCATATAAAAATAAGTATCTACATTATCTACTTGAACATTATCCCAAGTATTCATCTGCGCATCTTGTATTGCTTTGTACGGGTAATCTTCGCACCCTTGAACTAAAATTATTATTTTCATTCTATAATTATTTGAGGAATGTATTTAATGAACTTAAATTTATTTGGGTAATCTGCTTCTACTTTTAATTTTATCTCTTCATAGAAATTCCAAACTGGTATGATATATGTGCCATCATTTAATTCTGCAAGGTATGAATTTTTTTCGACTACAATGCCCTCAATTGTTTTTCCAATCTTTGTTGGTGTGTCGTCAATGATATAGTCGGGATTTATTTTTGTAAATCTTATTAAGTTAATCATTTTAGCAGCGCCACCATAACAAACAATCTTATTTTTCTTTTGCAGTTCAGTAATAATTATTTTAAATTCTTTTGCAAAATCGTAACTGCGTGATGCAAATTCTAAATACTCCTCAATAGGAATGTCGCTTAATTTTTTCAATACATACAAGTCAGAACCTCCGTGAATATCATTTAAAAAATAATAGTCAACAATTTCTAATCTGCATCTATAAAATAATTCTCTTATTGAATTTTTATTAAAGAATGATATATGCTCGTGGTAAATTGTATCGAACTGATAATTTTTTATCATATTCGCTTGGCTTGTCTGAATGTATAATCTGGAATCCGATTCCATAATTTTCAAGCACCCTTGCAGAAATTCAAATGGATTATCATTATGAGCCAATACATTTTGAGCAATTACAATATCAAATTTCTCCTCTGAATTATTAGGAAAGAAATCACAAACTACATTATGACCTTTTAATTTTGTTGCCTCAATTAAATTTTCTGCGGGGTCAATTCCATAAGTATCATTGCCTAATTTTTTAAACTCGTCTAACTGGCAACCATCATTACAAGCAATCTCAAATACAGATGCGTTTGGTTTACTAAATTTTTCTGCAAACCATTTGTAATGTTCTAACATTGTTTTACTCACTCCGCTCATATACGGGTAGTCATTAAATAAAATCAATGGACTTACAGAATGGCTTAATTGTGCGTGAGTACATTGTAAGCACACTTTTAATTTAAGAGGATATTTTTCTGTTACGTTGTAATTATTTACTGGACTTTGATTTCCCAAGTCAAAAATAGTTTTCATCCTATTACTTTCGCAACAAAGACACCTTGTAATTTCTTTATAGTTCTCCATAAAATTTATTGAATACTTTTAGAAATTTATTTAATTTACTTTCCTCCATTACATTATTATTTTCACAATGAGCATCTATAAATGGCTCTGACTGATTTTGTGTTTCCTCCCAATTGTATCTGTCAATCCTACCCTTTGCTAATGTCGCTCCCGCAATATCAATTTGCCCTCTGTCAATAAAATTTATTTTCCATTCAAATGGTTTTAATCTTTTTGTAATCATACTCCAATCCCAATTCCACCACTCTTCCCAATCGTTCGCTAATGGAGAATGAGGAATGCTTGTATCATAAGCATCTCGTATCATTTCATCCTTTGTATTATTATTTAAGTTCATATACGTTTGCCATTTGTCAGCAGTCATACAAATATAACCCATCGGATAAAAAGTAAACCAAGTTAAATCATATCCGTAAATAGTAATATCATTTTCATTTGGATGCCAGTAATCTGATAACGGAAGTAAATCAATATCG